ATGCCCTACTACATCAAAAAGAATAATAGATATCTCACCCTCGAAAACATCACAAACGAGCATTACGATGATGAATACAATATCGTGAATGAAAGTTACACAACAGGCTTCAACTGGACTTTAGACACTGAGTACGCAAAGAAGTTTTACACTCACAATGAAGCATCAGACTATGTTTATCGCTTTAGACATGTATTGAAAGATATTCAGATTGTCCAAGAAAAGTTTTGAAAATAATTGATGGAAAAATAGCACTCATTAGAGTGCTTTTACGGCCAAGCATTGCTCAATCGCTCTGCATCAGCTGCGTGTTCATCAGCTTTTTGTGCCACGTTTCGATATTCTGTGATGCAACTTTCGAGTATGTCACTTGAGGAATCTGCGTATTCAATGACGGTTTCGCGGGAAGCTGTGGACAAACGTTTGTTGGCTTCATTGAGTTGCTTTGACAAGCTGTCAGCACTGGACTGAGCAGCAATAGCATCAGACTGTATTTGTTTAATTTTGACATTGTAGTTTTGCTCCGCTTTGGTTATTTGCTCTGCCCAAACTTTTTCTTGTTGAGCAGCTTGAACTTTGGATTTTTCAGCTGCTAATTGTTGCTGAGTGATGTAGTTGGCGTGTAATCGCTTCTGATCTTTGATTTCAGCAGCTTGATGATTTTGAATAAACAAACAGATCAATAATAAAAAAGCGAGAAATACAATGATGCATTCTCGCCAGAATTTTGCTGCTAGATATAGATACGTCATTTATTAAACAACTCCATTTCAGCTTTACGTCTACGAACAAGACCTGTCATGACTTTTCCACCCGCTTTGTTCCATTTTTGAAATTCACCAGCAGCACCATTGTAGTCTTTTGAGTTAAGCTTTTTGAGCAAGGTTGATGCTGAGAGATTTGTCGCGCCCAAGTTGTACGTAAAGCTCACTAGCGCATCAAACTGATTTTGATTAAGCGGAACATTTACAAGCATGTTTACAGCGCGTTCAAATGTTGCGACATCATTTGCAATATACTGATCTGCTTGAGCTTGAGTGATCTTGTCACCATGTTTAACTCGAACGCCATTTGGATATTTGATTGTGCCATAGCCAATTGTCCAAACACCTGCACCATCGTCATATGCAGCCAAGCGCAAACCTTCAAATTGCTTGATCAAATTTAAGCCATTGTTACTGATCTTCATTCGACTTCACCTTATCTTTGACAAATTTTTCAGCCTGAGCTTCAACAAATTGACTTCCCAGTGTCCCAAGAAATGCACCCAAACCCAGCACACCAAGCATGTTTAAATCTGATATCCAGATCAGCACGCCGCCTGCACCAAGTGTTGTAAAACCATTTAAAATGGCTCGACCCAGCACAACGCGCCATGTTAATTTTTCTGTACTTACGAGTATCTTTGCCATAGCAATCACCACTCCCATTAAGATCAATTGAACCGCAACTTTTTCATGCTCTTGCATGTGTTTCCCCCGAATTTTTGGCAATAAAAAAGCCCTAAGTCATTGTGACAAAGGGCTTATGTGATTTGGTTGTGTGATTAAAGTGTGATTGCACCGGTCGCGTTAGCATCTATGTAAATATTGCCGGAACTTGCAAGAAGATTGTACAAATTGAACTTCAAAATTAATCCTTGCTCCGTGTAATTTGCACCCTGATCGTGTTTAAAATGCTTGGCGATGCTTACACCATTGTACACTCCATAAGGAAATGTCTTACCATTATTAAGCGTATAAGTGCCACCTTCATTATTATCAACATAATATGACGAACCAAGTACATTAATTGAACCTAATGGATCGCGATAACCAATACTGAAAGCGACATTACAAGCGACGTTCGGAACTGTCGCGGTTATCAGTGCTGATACATCTGTAAACCGTCTAAGTTCACGCATCGGAATAAAAACATTGATAATCTGTTCTTGCGGTACCGTCGCACTTGATGAGATTACAAGTTGCTGTGTGTCTTTGTTAATTGAATAGTTTAAGTATGTACTCGCATTCACAATCGACCAAAGACCAACCCCTTGAGCGTTGACGCATGACTTTGAAATAAAGTAATCGAACAATGTAATTGATTTCACATTATCTGTAATGACTTTATAGCCATTGCCAATCTTATAGTCTTTTGTCAGTGCCGCACTTGCAGAATGGTCAAGAATACGTGAATCGGTAAACTTGAACTGATTATCATACGATGCTTTAAACATTGAATCTGTTATCGCAGTTGCCGTACTTGGTGCTGCAAATACAAACAATGCACCACTTAAAACACATGATGCTTTTGCATTTGATCCGTCAATTAATGTACCTGTCGAACATGGATTATACTCAATACGACCTAATCGACACATGACATGACCTTCACTTATACCAAGATTAAGGCCTCTATAATTTGGATAATCCCACGATCCCCCCTGCCACTCAAAATCCCCCTGAAAATTATTGATATTACCGAGTGTGCCGCAGTTAAATGACATACAGTTCACATGCGATATTTTTTCACCGTTGTCAGTACCATTCGTTAAAATAAAAGGCTCATAGCACTGATCAAACTTACAATCATTGTGTGTATATCCCCAACCGTAATTTCCGTTACTATATCCGACGCCAAAGCAACTATAAGAGACATTATCAATTGTCCCAACTGCTGACCGAATTGTCTCTGATGTGCCGTAATATGCAGCAGCCATTACTTTCGAGTTGTTTAAAGGGAAACGCCCGATATTACCATTGCTCGTCACATCACCATAGATTAATGTGCCATTATACATAATGCGATTAGAGTAATAAGCAGGGACAAAATCAATTCCATCGAGTGCAGTACCACGGAAAGCAATTGCCATTTTATAGCCGGTTAAAATTGGATGCTCATCATATGTACCGTTGTTTGAAATAAGCCCTATCCCATCATTAAGATCTATTGTGATGTATGTCATGTTTACATAAATAGTGCTTTTGATGTACCACTGCTTAGGCATGACCAGCGTCACTTTTGAGCCGAGCATACCACCGATGGCATATTTTGAATCAATTGTTCCAGTATTGCGCCAAAACAGACATGCAGCTAATGCCTTACGAATATTTACAGCATCATCTGTATAGAATGAATTGTCACAGCCGAACCATTCAGCATAAATTTTGGGTTGTTTGGAAGTAAAAAGTTCTTCACGTACCCAAACATTATTTTTGTCTGTGACAATGATTGTGCCACCATCATCTTTATATTTAGACGCGTCAAGATTGGGCATATAGATAAAACGACCCGCACCCACTGGCACACCGTAGGCAGATGCTTCCCACCCATCACTATATGATTGTAAAAAAACAGCTTGGGTGTTTGTGTATGGCTCTTTTTTTCTTAAAGACTGGCACGATGAGATTTGATTAACTGACTGCTTGTTTATATCAGATTGTGATAATCCACTTTCATCAATAATATTATTTGAATATAGAAAGTAGCTTGATTTTAAGTCACTATCCACAATTATTTTCTTCTTGTTTTTTACAGATATCGAGCAAATAGGTTTGCTAGAATAAATTTTTCCTGCCCGGCCATTTTTTGCAAAAAATCCATTTCGTGTGCGAATAGGTTGTTCCGCAGGCACGGTTAAATTTTCATCCCAAAAAACAGGAATTGGGTATACTTCAGGATTTTTTCCGGCTTCCCCTATATAAATATAGCCTGCATCAAGTGGACGGCCATCTATATCATGAAAGAGTGGGTATGGTGGTTGTACTTTGCTGCTCATAGCGGTTCCTTTAAATTTGGCATAAAAAAACCGCCCGAAGGCGGCTGTTCATTTTGATTGTTTAAAACATATTGGATTTTTGGCTTGGGTTTAATGCTTGATTGACTCTGGCTCGAACCTTATTGTCTTTAATGTGTTTTGTGGCATATTTCAGAGCGTTTGCCACTGGGAGTGGTAATCCTGTCGACCCCAAAATAGAACCATCGATAAGAGCCGCTAGTACAGTTGCGGTATTACTGTGATTAACACCTGCTGATGCGGGAACCGTAAACAATGTCTTAGAAATCTCATTGACTGCACGAAGCTTTTCAGCACCCTGCGGCCCAAAAATGTAATCAAGCTTTCCATCTTTATCGAGTTTATTGATTGCTTTGTTGAGTGCCGCAGGATTGATCATTTGATTACCCTGTGCATCTGGTGCCACGCCTGCGGTTGCCACATCTTTAATCTCTTGCAGCGTTTGACCTTGAATGTCTTTCCATGCCTGCTTACCCTCTTCGCCTGCCGTCAATAACGCTCGTTTAGCAAAGCGAAGGTCATCAAGCGAACCATCATGGATAATCCGCTTTTGCACATCTTCAAGCGCAACTTTACGGTCATCTGAACCTGTTTTGTTTTCAGTCAAATCGGTGATAATTTTACGATTCTCCCAATGTTCGGCCATCTTTTTACGCTCAAGTCTGGCGGCTTTGTATAACTGACCTGCCACTGGTTCAACGTGCTGATCAATCATATCTTTCAAGATTGCAGTCTGACGAATATTTGGTGCTTCAGCATTGGTATTCTGATTTAGTTCAGAACGCCATTTTTCCATTTGCTTCACAGTTGGTCGATCTGGAATCAAATTCCCATTTTCATCACGTTTTGCAATACCCAGTTTTACTGCCATTTGTTTTGCATCACTGATGATTGGTGTTGATTTTAGATCTGGTTGGGAGTTGAGATAATCCAAAACAGACATCGAATCCTCACCATTTTTTACAGGTTGTGTTAAGTCAACTGGATATTGCGCTTCTTCTGACTTGTCAGCTTTTGCATAGGCAATACGCACCTTGTTTTTTGTGGCTTGTAATTCTTTCTGCAAAGCCTTATCCACCGAAATGCCAGTATCGCGCATCGTGGTCGCTTTTGCGCCAGTCATATCAATGAACGCATCAAGGTTTTGCTGCATAATTTGATGTTGTTGCTCGTATCTCTGACGAATTGGCGCACCCAAATCACCATCTTTAGATGTTTCAACTTCGAATTTAAGCTGCTTAGGGTCACGAGTTAATTGCCCTTGTGTCAGTTCTGGCGCATAAGGTAAATCTTGAGCCAAAGCTTGACGTACAGTAGATTGATCAACTTGTGCTGCACCAATATTCGCAGGCGTTGGTGTGTCGGATGCTTGAGTTAAACCCACTGCACTTTTCAGATTTTCAACGCCCGACTGAATCGCATTCGATGTCGCTTGAATTGGTCGCTGTACTGCTTGTGTAGTTCGCTCAACCACAGGGGCAATGGCTTGCCCTGCTCGTTGTGCTGTTACTGTGGCTTGTGGCACAGCTCCACGTGCTGCTTGCGCTGCCAATCCTAGCTCTGCTGTAGCAGGTGTTAATGCTGCCAACGGCTCTGTTACATCCGCAATGGTTTGAACGTAATCTTGTCCTGCCTGTGTGCGCGGTGCATATGTTAGATCACCCGCACTTTCCGCTGCATTTTGAGCAATGCGGTTTGCTGCTTCTGGTGTACCAAAATTACCGCCTGCAATCTCACGTGCTGCCTGTGTCGCTGTGCCACCAATCATACCTAATGCGCCTGTAGTTGCACCTGTGAGTGTGGTTAAACCTGCTTCGCCTAATCCTTTTAGAGAATCGGTTAGAGTACGGTCTGGTTTTTCAGGAATAAAGGCTTGTTCTGTTGGTTGCTGGATTGCCACCCCTGATTGATCGAAATCTGGCAAATCTGATTGATTTTTAGTTGCTAGAGGAAGTTTTACCAATCCTAGTTTTATATGCTCTTCAAGGTCTGCGCGCTGCTGTTTACTTAGTGTTCCGTTTGCATAAGCATCAGAAACAGCCTGAGGCAACATTACTGGATCAGCTTTTGCCTTGCTACCCTTGAGTGATGCCCCTTCTGGAAGCATTATGGCTCCAATTTTTACATGTTCTTCAAAGTCTTTGGTCTGTTGAGCATTTAGCTTTCCTGCTCGGTAAGCTTCGTAAACTTTCGCTATTGACGGTGCTTGTTGCTCTTCGAAGTTTGCCTTTACTCTTTGGTATGTGCTTTGTCTTGGTTGTTCACCACCTTGCGCTGCCATCACTCTACCTCGGTAGGCACTATTTACAGCACCCCAATTTTTTCTATCCGTGCCACCGTGGTATTCACCTACAGCAGCCTCAACATTGCCTTTGTTCCGTTTTAGTGACTCTTGCAACAAAAGACCTGCGGCCATAGCGGCATTTTTATCGCTTGAATACGCATCTACACCATATTTTCTTAATACTGCATCTCGTGTTGATGGAATGATCTGAAAAACAGTCTTTGCACCTGCACCACTAACTTGATCGGCATTTGATTTCTCGCCATGCATCACAATGTTTTGAAGCAATCCAGATGGAAGCTTTAATAGTTTTTCTGTCGATGCAGATAGATTTGACCAGTAAGGGTCTTTATAACTGTTAGCCATAACTTTTCCTCAGGCATTAAAAAACCACCTCGAAAGGTGGTTTTGGTTGGTTATCGTGGCACTGGTTTTAGTGGCAGCTTCTTCAATGCTCTAGCTTGGCTATAAATCTCATACCCCATCATGAAGTTATGTAGTGGCTCAAAGGCTTCACTGAGCTTAACTAAATCAATTACCCCATGATGCACAGTTTGAGGCAATACAACCAGTTTCCCTTTATTGATTGCGACATAATAAAACAACCGCTCATCATTCAAGTCTTGATACTTCAATATCTCACTAAACCGAACTGCTATTTCGTGTGCCATAGGGTTTTGTAAGGTTGGGTAACGGTGCGCCAAGTTATCAAGAAAAGACTGCAACTTTTCTAAAGTATCACCTTCTTCATGTTTTTCAGGCTTGGCTTTCAAATCCATCACCTCAAGATAGTGTTTAGCATCTTCAAAATGAAAGGCTTTTAACTCACGGTAGCTTGCAGAATATTTAAAGTGATTCTTCTATCGGCTCCACATTTGTACGATCAGGTTTTTATTACCTGCTGCGCGCGTATGCACAATGTTATAAAGAATGCCTGCCTGATCTGGTGAAATGGTTTGCTTCTCATTAAGAATCCATTCCATCACCAGTGAGTCATAAGCACGAATCACCATTAAGTGAAATTTCGGGCTGATCCACATTGCATATGCGTAGACCAATTCTTTTACAACGTAAGTGCCGTTGTTTTCACCATCATTGATTTTGATAAAAGGGGGCTTCTGCAAATTTGCAGAGGGGGTATCTACATTGATCTGCGAATTTGCAGATCTAACAATCTCCTCAATCAAATCCTTGGTTTGTTGATTCCGTATGAAAAAAGCTGGTTGATGTTTTTTGTCATACCCACTCGCTTTGTGCAGATCGTTTAAACAATAATATTCACCTTGCTGCTGACGAATCGTAAACTCACCAATTATTAAAGGCTTATTGTTTGGGTTTAAAAAGTTTTGTGATAAACTGGTCATGTTGACTTTCCTATATTGTTGACTTCATCAAAGCTCCGCACCGTCCAAAGTTAGGGGCTTTTTTGTTGCCTGTTAATTTCATGCTTTCGCACCTTCAGATTGCTTTCGCATATTTTTAATTGCTTGCGTTATTACATAATTAACTGGTCTTTCATTCTCCTCTGCTGTTTTTTTAAGCCATTCGTGAAGTTCATGCTCAATTCGCAAATTAAATTGCATCTTGCGTTGAGGCTTGGTTATTCCTGTCATATTTACCTCCTATTAATCGGGTATGATTAATATAGAATTAATCGGGTAGTATTGTCAATACCCGATTGATAGAATTATTATGTGTAGAGTTATAACGTTATAACTCAAATAGCAGGGTCTTTTTAATGAGTAGTAATGGCGGACACAACACTATCCAATACAACCTTCGTTGGTCGGAAGAAATGCGCGATAAGATTGCTGCCGCTGCTAAAGACAACACAAGATCGATGAATCAAGAAATTATTGCCCGCCTAGAACAATCTTTTGAAAACAATCAAGCAACCTATGCACAAGCATTCACCGAAGCTAGTGTTAAGGTGATTAGCCATGTGATGGATTCTCTTTTGAGAAGCGGATTAAGCGAAGATCAGATTAGAGTTATTCTTAATGAAATGAAAACACCCAATACACGCTCGTGAAATACGAGCCTATAAAGGGCGGGATTCGATGTTGGTATGTGGTGGTGAGTTAAAGATTAATGCTACTTAAAAATCTCTGTAAGGCTTTTCAAGCTCAAATAGCCTTTCATTCAAATCCCTGATCTTTTCCTTCAAATCCTGTATTTCATTATCCTGTGAATCATTAAGAATCTCCAATTCTTGAACTCGATGCTCAATCGCTTCAAATCTAATAAGAAAATTCATGAAGTTTTTATTCATTTTCTTATCATGATTACTAAGTATAAAGTAAAACAATATTCCTAAACCAATCCATCCAAAAATTGACATAAAGCCTCCAGATTATTTTTGCTCTTTATTTGCTGCCAACTTATTATATGAATCCTGTATTTTAAGAGTCGTTTCCTGAAATTCTGGATAGAGAATCATTAGCTTCACTAAGTTTTCATTATTGAGTGTTTCAGGTTTATCATAGAATTTCTTTAACTCCGCTCTGTAATCTTCTTCTCTTTTAATTTTATTCTTTTGAATTTCTCTTTGCTCTCTTTGAATGGCTCCTTGCTGAGCCATAGCACCCATAGCCATGCCACTTAATACAGCACTACTATTACCATTTGGATTACCCATATTAATGGAGTAGTCATATGGTTGATTATTTTTTTGCAAAATATATAGATTATCAGCAAATGCGCTAGAACATAAAAAAATACTTATTAGGAATGCACTAAACTTCATTATTCTCTCCTCACGAATGAAAAGAGAATATCATGAAATGATTATTTTATAGCAGACAAATAGCTTGCGGTACCTGTTGAAACTTGACGCTGTGCAGATTGTACCTTTTGACTATTAAGAGTCTTGTTTAGATTGGTGGTTGCGAATTTTTGAAACGTCGTTCCTGATGGTACTTTAACCCCTAAGACATCAACATCTCGTTTTGTACTCCCCATATTTCCAACTTGATTGACCCACTCGCCTTGCATTTGCTGATAGGCGGCATCTCTTTGATTCATTTTTGCCATTCCTCTTAAAAATGATGCAATTGTTGATGCATCCGCTGTCTCTGGTGGGAGCCCTTTCATTGCCAATTCCATATCTTTATCAGTTGCTGGACCAGGAGGAAGCATTTTCATTGCTTGACTGCTACGAATTCTAGTGTATTCGTTTCTCAGTTGAGTCATGGCACCTTGATTCCCTGTTGCTCCTTTAATCCACTCACTAAATCTACTGAATGCACCATAACCACCTCCTGCGGATTCTAGGCGACCAGCTAAATCTAGTTGTTGGCTTGCTGACTGTTCAGAAACAGTAGATGCAATCATGCTGTCATTAACTATTTTCTGCGCACCATCAGATAACTTAATGTTTGATGGGCTGAGCTCTTGAAGCTTTAACGCAGTTTCTGTTTCAAGTTTGTCGCGATCCAAGCCTATTTTGTCTGCCAAATTTTTAATAGTGGCATAATTTAATGCTGTGCTTGATGCAGTTTGATCAATTGCACCCTGTAATTGCTGCGGCTTGTATCTATTCTCAATAACCTGCCCCTGTGTTTCAGCATTTACTTTGCCCACTTGAGCATTGGCTAAAGTTGTTTTGGATTGGGATTCTTTAATGTTGTAAGGCTGCATTTCGTTGGCACGTTGCTCTGAACCTAATGTTCCGTAAATGTCTTTAAACTTGTCTGGATCCGTGGATGCCATCATTAATCCAATCGATGTTCTTGCAGCAGCAGGATTGTTATCAATTAACTTTATGTACCCGCGAATCACACCAGCATCTTTGGTTTGACCCGAATTTTCATAGGCAGTTGCAGCATCATTTAGCACCTGTTTTGCAATGTCAGGCTGATTGTTCATGAGTGCTGCATAAGACTGGGAAGCAATACTTAAAGTGGTTTTACGCTTACCGTCATCCATTGTGTCATAAGATCGTTTAAGATTTTCAGACAATTGTGGATACATCGTCATAACTTTGGCATAGTTTTCAGGACTTGGGTTTTGAGCAAGATACTGCAAACTTTGATTCATTTGACTTTGCTGTTGTTTTTGCAAATCGTATTGTTCTTGCTGTTTTTTAACTTGATCAATGTTTGCTCCAAGCTTAAAGCCATTCCACAAGCCTTGATTTAAGGATTCTAGTGGATTAGGAACATCCAAGATATAATTGTAAGGTTGTGCCATTTCAATCACCTAAAATATTTTTGCGCCCTTGCCATACATATACAAACCAGCAGCATTACCAGCAGAATTACTAATTCCGTTCCACATGTTCGCATTAGCTTGACCCTGAGCTAGTGCATTACCAGCTTGCGCCTGACCCACAGATTGCAATAAGTTACTGATATTATTCGCTGACTGCATGCCTGCATTGCCAACACCTGCTGCGGCATTTTGACCAAGCGACGTTAATCCGCCTAAATTTTGATACTGCTGGTTGATTAACTGATTCAATAATTGTGGTCTAAATTGCTCTAAGGCTGATTGAGTATTACCGCCGCGTAAACCACCTGTAGCGGATGCATTTTGCAATAAGGCGTTTTCACCTTGCTTGAGATAAGTTTGCATTGCAGGACTGTTGTTGATTGCCTGAATTGCTGCATTTTGCTTATCTGCGCCATTCAAACCTAATAAGTCTTGCTGACCACCCAAGCCTTGTGTTCCTGCATTCACGTAAGGCTTCATGAGCTCAGTCATGGCATCGAATTGTCGGCGTTGTTCTGCTACTGATGCATCTGCTGCCGCTGTTTGTGCAGCAGCGGCGGTATTGGCTGCACTTTTTTGCCCCTTTGACGCCTGTGAGGCTGCAACACCACCAACGACTGCACTTCCGATTACTGCTGCTGCTACCATTTTATTCTCCAAGCCAAGCTGAATAATATGTTTCTACTGGCTGATAACCTAATTTTTCAAATAACCAAGATGCATCCTTGTGCATCTTTGAGCCAACAAACATGCGCTGAACGCCACGTTTTTTGAGTTGGCGCTCAACAAACTTAAATAGTTGAAATCCTGCACCATCACCGCGATGCTGGGGCAATACATAAAAAATATCCATCTGGCATGTTAAGCATGTTGAATAGTGCAAAGCTGGAGCAATAAACCCAATAAAATATCCAACCATTTCACCTGATTTGCGGAGCGTAATAAATGTTAACTCCCCACGCTGCTCTGCTGCGATATAGCGGTCGAACTGAGGCGACAAAGGCACTTTATCCTGATTTAATGCTAGTTCTGCATAATGGGTGGGCAATAGTGGTTTTAGGTAATCAAGGTTTTGTTCAAAACTTTCCACGTGTGCTGTAATCATTTTTTCACCTTAATATCTATAACCATTGATAAACGATCAAAAGCAGAATTATTAATGACTTCATGTTCAAGCTTATTGTTAAACCAGAATACATCGCCAGTTTTCATTTCCAACTGCTCATCACCTGCACGTAAAATGCAGCCCGCTGACGACTGCAAAACAACATGAAAGCGTGTGTAATAATCGGTATGCTCTGGTGAATCGGCATGCGGGTAAATTCGCCCACCCGCTGCGATTTTGTTAATCATCACTCGCCCGAGTCGCTCACCCTGCACCAAAGACATTAAGCCAAAAACAATCTGTCGAGCCTCTGTCAGGATATTGAATGCTGGATAATCAATGCTTTCATGTTGATCAAATTGGCTTTCACCGCGTTTATATTTTTCCAGTTCTTCTTCTTGCTCAAACACGCGCTTTTCAGGGAAGCGAAGCATGATTGATTCGATTTCGCCAAATGGCCCTTGTGGGTAATCACGCAAAAAGGTGTCTTCTTTCCATAGTTCGGGATGACGCTTGATATTGAGCATCAGGGGATTTACATCTGCCATTGTGAGAATATGGAAGTTATTCATCAAGCCACCTCTCGACCAGAAACTCGAAATACCAGAGCATTGTTTGCGCTTGCAATAGTGCTAATTGAACCACCAGATTCCAAAATATGCCCTACAACTTCAGGGCAAAGATACGTCTGACCTGCTGCAACTGAAAGGCTTTTGATAATTAAATTCGAATCACCTGCTGTACCTGTGGTGATTAAATTCAGGCTGAACGTCACTGCTCCCTCAGCAACATTGGTCACGGTGCATTTATCAATTAATGCTTTTACGTTTGTTGCTGTGTACTGTGTTGCCTGTGCATTCTCAAGAAACTTGGATGCAACTAGATTTTTTGCTGTAACTGTTGCCATTTACGTAATCTCTAAATTGAAGTTGTTGCAGCCAATTGACTGATAAACTGGGTAGACTTGATCTAATGTGATTTGTTCAAATCTTGGTGATAGATCGAGACTGTCTTGAATTTGTATTGCTAGGCTGGGTTGTAGTGCCGACATTTCAATCTGACTTTGCAATGCAAGAATCAGTGATGCTCCAAGCAATGCCTGTGCTGCTGCGTTGTCTGCTGATAACTGCGCGCTGGACACATCATCCGAACCTTTATTTAATTCGCTCGGAATTAGATCAAAAAGCTTTTCAAATGCTTTCACTAAGCGCTGATTCCCGCCGCACATTCTCTCTAAATCGCTTCGTGGTGGGGTTTTTGGGTCTACAATGGTCATTTATACCCCCAGCGGTTCTATTTGCGCTTCAATGCGAGCAATAGATAATCTGCTTTCCGATGTGCCTGTAAACTTCTGGATGCGCCAATTTTGCATGTGACCTTGTTGTAGCCACACCAAGCGTTTTGTTCGATTACCTTGCGTTCCTGCGCTGATATATCGCTCATTCGACCAGTTCTCACCATCGACAGAATATTGCGTACAGATCGTTGGCTTTAATCCAAACAATGTACGCCCCGCTAAACACACAAGCTCAATTTGATGGAAGATTGCACCGCGAGATTCGTTATAGAGAATCGATGTATTGAACGACCACTCCGTTACATCACCCCAATGCTCACCAGATTCGTTTGTGAGCATTCCGATTTTGTTTTGGTGTGGATGTCCAACAATCCACTTGTCATAACACCAGACATGATTCTGAGCTAAATATCGACCCTCACCAAAACCCGAACATAAAAAAAACCAGACTTGCTGGCTTGTAGCTTCTGATGCTGCTGCATCATAAACAAGTGTCTTATCTGGTAGATGCAAATAAAGCCATTGGTGAGTATCAACTATTCGCGATTCAAGTAAACATTGGGCTAGTTGTGATTCGGTGTAATTTTTAAGGATTTGATCAATTTCACGTGTTGCAATGCGCTGTGTTGATCCGTTTGCGCTTAGATAAATCGAAATCGGCTCGTTCTTGTTGCTGCCCACAAAAGCAATGGTGTCTAAAAACTTGCAACAAGTGGAAGGGCTTAATGTGCCACGTGTCGCCATTGCGCCCTCAATCCGACTAAATGGGAAATTTTCACCACCCACGTTATCAAAGACCTCGATCGTATAGCGGTTTAATGCATAAACTTCATTACGCAATTTGAACAACGCATTAATTGGGTCGGGATCAACTTCGGAAGATCCATATTTAAGCGGATTTATATCAAAAGGATTATTAAGCTCAGTTATTACTAAAAACTCACCATCAGTTGTCATGAAGTAGCCGTCAATCCACACAACATCTTTCACTTTACCCAAATCCTGATCTGTGACTTGTTTTAATGAGCCATTGTAGAGATAAAGCCGATCACCTGAGTTGATAGCTAAGTAGTCAAATGAATAATCGAAGTTGCAAAGACCACCGCTTCCCACATCACCCAATTCAGTTACAGTACCATCATTGTCCACTTTAATCAGTTGCGTGCCACAGACACGAATGCATACACCATTCCAGTTGATCCCACCACGATCCACACCAGAAACATCGCAAAACGGCGTGATTCCCTCAGCAGGGCGTAAATACCCATTGGCTAACCCATTCTCTTTAGGCACTGGAATCAAGTTACGTGGGTAAGATGTTCGGAAATCTGAGCTTTCATTGGTATAGATTCCGCTTAAGATTGGGATTTGCATAAATCACCCCGCTCGATACCATGTGTGTGACAAAGCATCATATTTGAGCTTAAAGAATGCTGTTGCGCCCATTGCATTAGGCTCACCAACCAAAGCAGACCCATTACCATCAAAGCTTAGATTGGTGATTTGCTGTGATGATGTGACAAGGATCTCTTGACCGTCTTTCACATCAAAGTTTGACGGCAGTTTGATTGTTCCACTGTCAATCACAGTACTTGGATTCATAACCAAATATGTGCCTGCATCATTATTGTCGATTTCAAAAACAAAGTTGGCATTCGGGTTGAATCGTTGAATCGTGGGTTGCTTGTATTCAGGTGTTGGAATCTTGGCTAAAACCCACTCCAAAAGCTGATCGATTGGCAAGACTCGATAATCCGTACAATTACCACGGAACATAACAAATTGATCGCCTTCAATGAGCGAATCGGCTTGATTAGGACGTTTACTCATTGAAGAACTCCGTGTTTTGCATTGGTGTTAAAACATTGTTGTCTTGTGGATTGGCAATAAACTTATTGCACGATTTATGACCCGCACCGCTTGGTAGTATTGGATGTAATTTCACTTGTGGCGGGTTGGCTACCGTTTTTCGCAACATGTTGTCATACGCTGTACGTGCCGCTATTCGCGTGTCAGGCAACACTTGCTTGCCAACCGATGGCGCAATGCGAATTGCTAGATTGTAGATCATTGCATCTACAACGTAATCAGGTGCATGCGTCTCATCATCAATGTCGCTATCATCGGCATTTACAGGAATCGGAAACCCGATTTGAATGTTCTTTGATGACCATCCTGCAACCATGTTGTCGAGTTTTCGTCGTGCGCTTTCGACTTGCTCGGGCTGTAAGTCAAAGACATAAGCAGCCAGACCAATTTCTTCAAACGCTTGTTCTATGATTTGACGCTTAGTCCATGACATTTTTTTAGCCTTCTAAAATTTCAATCAATTTTGCTTTTGAATCACGGACATTAAATGACTTGCCTACTTTTTTTATTTCTTCTCGTAGTTGTTCCGATGTCATATCTGCATAGTGAGTCGGTAAACTTTCAACAGGTTCAGCATTATCAACTGTGTCTACAGGATCAATATCCATTGGTATGCCTTGAATTTCAGCAATACGAGCTTTCATTGCAGCAACATCGTTTTTAAACGCGATAAATTCGCCCTGTGCTGTTGCCAATTGCTCTTGCAGTTCGGTTTTAGCATTAAGCGCATCTAGTAATTCTTTTTTCAATGCATCTGTGGTTTGCGGCGTGGTTGTGTTGGTTTCTGGCTCAGGCAAGTCAGTAAAATCTACATAATACTGTTCACGCAACTCTGCTTCATGTTCTGAGTCTTCAGCAATTTTAGTGCTGTAAATTGCTGTACTGCCTTGATATAGGGCTTTTGGATACTCTTTAGACATTTTCATTACTCCAGAAATGACAACGCCCCATTTAAGGGGCATTTGTCGTCATGTTAAAGGCTAGGTTTGGTTAAACAATTGAATGCCCGCAAACTCGGTATTGAGCAAGCCGACACCATAATCAACATCCCAACGATATTTCACACCAAAGTCATTAATGTTGCCTTGACGCGCATATGTGATCGAAATACCTTGATCTGTGGTTGCTCGCATCACCTGCCAACCATCTTGCGGGTCTACTGCAAAAGAACCAGGAATAAGCACCAATGAATCTTTTACAAAGAATGGATTGATTGCAGCGGTTACAGTGTTTAGGAGGGTTAAAGCAGCACCATTTGCGGGTGCAGCAGTTACGTTCTTGTATTGCAATTCTGCGCGTGTTGGTGAACTATCAGCCGAAATTAAAGGTGGTGTAATTGCAATCGTACCTGTGCCGCCAGCACCAGTTACAATACCAGTTACACGGAAAGTTTTTAGCTGACCTGTGTCTTGCTTTGTGATGTGATGAACCGAGTTTACACCCGCAATCGTGAATGCATCACCAACTTTCAACGTGCCACCTGTTACAGTGATATTAATATTCTGCCAACGGTTGTCGATATTGGTTGTATTTCCTGCGCCATCTTTAACAGAACCAACAGGAACATAACGCTGCCCTGCACCATTAATAGTTACACCTGTCGCGGTTGCAGCAGGCAAGCGGATGGTTTGGTCATTTTTGTAGGTATCAAAACCTGCAATATCACCAATGTAGGCTTTTTCATATGCAGTTTGAACTTTGCCATTAACTGTTTGGCGTTTAGCTAGATCTCCCGCCATGCTGTTGTAATCGCGCGGACTGTAGAATGCAACGCGGTCTTGAACTGGCACACCAATTTCCGTCATTTGAGCATCGATCTGGGCTACATCATCGAATCCCGACGCTTTTGCAGTCACTTTGGATACAACTGAACCTTGCATTGCAGCAGTCATAAATAACGAGTAATTAATATCACTTGCTAATTTTTTCTTAGCTGCTTGACCGTAGCGTTGTAATTGCATTGGATCACGCAAATCTTTTGATGTCATAGAGCCAGGTGCGGATTTATGAATGCCAAGACCTACTGGAACTGATAATTGAGTAATATCACCAAAGTTTGCTGTCTGATCAATACCGTCGTAAGTCACCGCAGCATAAGGCATAGGCAACCATAAGCGGTCAGACTGTCGCTCACTTTGTTGTGCTGTGCCAAGACTCAAATTGTCAGCAGCACGTGAAATAACGAGTAGATCATCAAAGTCTTCTAAAACTTTGTCAAACGCCACACGCTCTTCTTTTGAGAAGTTGTTAGCCATTATCGGCTCTCCTTATTTTTTCAATGATTTTTTATAAGCTATAACTTTTGAGCGATTACCTGTTCGATCAGCTTCTTTTTCCAGTGCTTCAAGTTTTGAATCTACTGCGCCTGAAATTGGTGCTGATCCTGTTGGTTTACGCTCGGGATTAGTCTGGGGTTTTCGTGTCTGAACCTTCATTTGACTATCAATCTCCGCTGCTGCGAATGCGAATTGAATCGGATCGTTAATCTCTGCAAGCTTTTTGGCTTTTTCTGGATTGCGTCCTAAGTGATACATAATCAATTCAGGGTTTTTCGCTGCATGAATCAGAATGCCTTGTTGTTGAACGGTAAGCACATCTCGTGCTTCTTTCTCAACGTCTTCAAAGTCTTTCACTTTGGTTTTAATTGAGGCTTTCTTGGATTCGTATGCAGTAAGTTTTTCCTGCCAAGTTTTAGCAGCCTGCTCTTGTTCAGTTTGCTTTTTTCGCTCTTGCTCTTCATGTGAGCGTTTGCGTTCGAACCATTCTGCGAGCTTGGTTTCGTACTCATCAGCATCAAAACCAACAGACTCAAGTGTAGGCTTCTCGCCCAACTCCACCTCTTTTGGTTGTTGACCTTGATTCAACTGTTGCTCAAGTTCACGAATGCGACGTTTATCTTCTTTCGATTGAGCACGCAAATCCTTAACCCACTGTGGTGCGGGCTTCCCTTCAAAACCTGCTTCATCATCTGGTTCCTCGGGTGGCTGCTCATCGCCAAATGTGACAACATACTCATCTTCTTGATTTTGTTCTTGGTTTTCATGACCATCATCTCGATGCCCCTGATCAAACTCTTGACCAGCCTCATGATTCTCCAAGTCTTCATTTTCAAGATCTTCGTTTTGTTGCTCCAATTCTTGCTCAGACATTTTGTTGCTCCTCAGTCATGTTTGGCTGACTGGCTGCCATTTGTTGATTTAACTGCTGAACCATGTCTAACACCGCTTGCTGATCATCTCGATTCATACGAGCAAGTGTTTCCGCTGTTTCAGCTTTTGCTTTTTCTGCATCCACAATCACTTTCACAGTGTCGGCTTTGGCTTTCTGCGCCTTCGCTTGAGCCTCATCCGCTGCTGCTTGTAAGTAGATCGATTGCGGGTCGGGTTGTTGATTTTGTGCTGCTGCCAGCATCTGTTGTTCTTCTTCCTCGGTCGGCTTAACTACACCAAGTTGAACAAGCTTTTTGCGATAATATTCGCGTGTTTCTTCAATGCCCTCACCTTCCATATTCATCATGATCATTGCTGAAATGACAGGCTGATCTTCAGGTGAAACTAAAGGAAGCATAGTGGTGAGTGCGCGGACAGTTGCTGAACGTTTGCTCGATGATGTTGGACCAACATCAACAGCAAGATCAAATGATGCTTTTGTAAGATCGTTCTCAAGCATCAAGCCGTCATCTGTCATCATTGGTCGCGCCAATTCAACCGAATCCACTTCATCTTGACGACCCACAACTTTCATTGTGCGACCTTCTTCAATGTAGAGTTCACGTGCCATCGACAACCAGATTTCACCAGAACGACGAATCCCTTTCGCCATGTTTGAGATGTAGATGTACGATTGCAGTCCTAATTGGTTTTGAACACTGTCTATTGCTTCAGCACTGATGTTCGCAACGATCTTCTCGCCATTCTCCTGATTGCCTAGCATGTCTTTAATGTCTTGCTCAGACACTTGGAGTAGTGCTGCTAGTGCAGGCGGAACTTGTGGCGGTTTTGTATAAGCCGTTGGCGCTGTTACAAGTGTTTGACCGTTTGCATCTGTAACAGGATTAATCAACAAGTATGGATTATTTGTGATGTTGTCCTCAGCCCACATATGCTCAAAGCCTGCGATTTGCTCAGGCGTAAGAATCGGCTTCTCTGTTGCAGTTTGGGCACTGATCTCTCCCAATCGACTCATGAGCATGTTCTTTAAACGCTGCGCATCTTTACACAAGCGAACATGGCCCATGCAGCGCTCAACATTATCAATAAACCAACGCTTGCCATATACGGGAACAATTGGAATATGCTTTCCTGCTAAATAACCATAATCTTCAAGAATTTTTGAACCAGACAACAGGTATTTGCGAACTTTTATTCTCTCTGTCGTTTTAATTCTTAACTCTTGCGCGCCTGTTGCTTGCAATCGCTGTAAAAGATCAGGGTTTTCAATCAACTCATCTTCATCGTATCGCTGCTCAGTGCCATCAATTAGTCTAAAAATATGAATCTTTTCTTTAACTTTTTCTTTGATGTAGTATTCAGCAAGATAAACAACATCCGCGCCGCACCAATCAAATTCAGAGTTGTTGATTGATTTATCCCATGTTGCGGGATCCTCATCATATTCTTCTTTGTATGCATCGTATGTTACTGAACTAAGAACAAAACAGTATTTAGCATCAGACTTATCTTGTCGTTTTGCATCCAAATCAAAAAATACAGATGAATCAGCATCAAAGATCGGCTCGATACGAATACGTTGCTGCTCGTTCTCGTCATCCTCCTCATCTTCCTCGACTGCGCGTAAACGCCATGCGCCAAAGCCACCACCAACCGCCTCCTCAAATGCATTATCAAGCGCTTCGTCTGCGCCAGAGTCTTGTTCATCTGCACGATACAAGCCGTCACACGTATCAGCCAATTCATCATTTTTGCTGCCATCTTTACTAATGAAATCAACTGAAATGCGGTTATTGCGATACTCATTGATAATTCGGATTACAGCTAAGTGAATCTTGTTGACTTCAAATTTTGGTTTGTTGGCGAATTGATCGCCTAATTTGCCTTCCCATTGCGCCCCTGCGATTGAATAAAAGCGACGATCTTCTAAACACTGCAAACGCTCATCACGCACAGTGCTTTGAATAATGTCGAATCTTTTTAATGCGAGAGAATGGATATTGGCAAGCTGTTGTTCTTTAGACACAACTTGACCTCACTTATTGAATTTACCAGTAGTTTTTAATTGGAATTGGTTTTGCTTTTAATGTTTTTGGCTTGCCCACCAAGCCTTTGCGAACAGCAAAACGACGCATCATGTAGGCATAACGCACAGCATCCAATACGTCCTCACCAGTTTTGACGATGCGACCTTTGTCGTCACGGTGGTATTGAAGAAACTCATCAAAGAATGCACGTAAACCACGAAATACTTTCCATTTACCTTTGCGCATCAGATCAAGTATTTCGAATAATCCAGCTTCGACACCATTAGAGCCGTCAGGCCATGTGGCATGTGTTGGTAACATATTAAAGCCAGCTTCTTTGTAGTAAGACTTCTGTTGATTACCTGAGCCTTTTTCTGTTTGCAGTCCATCTAAAGGCCATGCCGTTGGCACACCTTGCGCCCATGGCTTAACAGCACCCCATGCCTCATTAGGTGACACTTGGCGTTGCTTCCATGCGTGTGTGACATAGATCGTTTCAGTATCCATATCTATTGCAAGCTGAACCTGCGCCTGTGGATGATCCCAACCAAAGTCCATACCATTAATAATCATCCAGTGATCAGGAATCTCAAATGGATCGCATGTGATAAATTCTTCACTCAAGTCATAAATACGACCATGGCCGAGCATCGGGATCCCTTTAGTTCGCATTTCCTTTTGGTGTGGCGGATATGATGCAAGTAATGTTTGCTTTGTTTGTTCAGTTAAGTGAGTGACATCGTCCCAACCCGCACGAATCAAGTATTGTCCAGCGCTTGGAGTATCCATAAATTGAATGACGAGATCAGTTCGCCCGTTCTCTGGTGTGAACGTTAAGATGCCACGACCACCATTACCTTGATCACCTGTTGCAGTACGTGTTAGAACCTGCGGGAAAATGTTTTGATCGCGCGGCTCCTCATCGATGTGATACCAGTCTAATGAGTCACCCATCAAAGCATGCTGACCTTGTGAGTATGACCAGAATTGAACTTTTGACGATTGATACTGAACATCGCCACCACCACCATGACGAACATAGATTGTTCGCATTGCGTTTGTAGTGCCTGTCATTGATTCATGGTCAAGAATGTATTCAGGCGGTATTAGACCACCAACCCAATTATTCTCGACTCGACGGCCAAAAATTGGAGTCTGCAAAAGGTCACGACATTTTTCACCTGAATAGCCAAGCAACCACATCAAAGGCGCCTGATCAAACGCATGACCATCCCACCAATCGGGATATTGACCTAATGCGTGAATCGTATCCATGTATGTGCCAGTCATGGTTTTACCGACACGGTTAGCTGCCATAAGCATGACTTGAGAGTAATCTTTGGTTGCCCAGACTAATTCGCGCTGAAATGGATATAGTTTATCGCCAAGTGTTTTATAGCGATCTCTCTCAAGACGTTTTGCTTTTTCTTCAAGTAATGCTAAGTACTCAAGTTTCTCCTCTCGTGTCATTTGGCATCACCTTACTTTCTAATTCTTTAATTCGTTTGTCTAGGGCATCATCACTAATTGTGCCTAGCTCAATCTTGCCCTCATGCTTCAGTACAACCTTGTCCAAGCCAAGCAGTTTAGCCTTGCCCATTGTTGCTGTGACTGCTGCACTAACTTGTGGTTTTTCCTGAATCTCTAGATCTAGAGCCATTTTTCTGGCTTCCTCAAGCTCAAGCAGCAATGTATCTACAGTGATGTTGTGACGCTTTGCATGATCTTCATTCAATTGTTTTAGTCTTACCGTGATCTTACCGTTCTTCAAAAGCTCACTTGCTTTGGTGTTCACTGTGTTTTCATTCATTGAATCTGCATCATACGACTGCCGATATGCTTCAGAAGCATTGCCCAACTCAATGTACAGCTGACAAAACTTTTCCTGCTTCGGCGTCAAGCTTAGTTCTGCCATAAAAACCTCACTCTAAATACTTTTCAACCAGCTCATCTATTGCAATAGCTCGATCACGCAATGCTTCTCTTGCGTCACTTGGCAAGCGAGTATCGAACTGCATGCCTCTCATGAAATTAGCTGTCGCTTCTAATTCTGACAGTAACTCTTCCTTATCCATACAACACCTCTAATTAATCACCCACATCAAATCCTCTGGCACAGGCAAAGCAACGCCCAACTTACCCAATGAGTAAGCTTCGATCTGATTTAGATATTCTGTAAATTCCTTGGTGGTGCATCTGGTTGTTGAGATATGATCCCGAACAAACATATCCACCAGTGCTTCATATTGTGCTTTATGTCTTTGTTGATCATCGCCAGAGAGCTGACTTATAACTGCCTTGTAGCTTCGGATTGCCTCATACTTTTGTGCCGTATCAGAATAATTCTCTACAAACATCCGTGATAAAAACTTCTTCTTAAATAGAAAATGCAGATCATCTTTGCTTTGCCCAAGTTTCTTCTCTAAATGCCCAAGCCAAAACCACATTAATCTATTCTGATCTACGGATCGGGAAGATGCTTGCTGATTTACTCTTACAACCAACGGCTTATTTTCAAAATTGGCTTGAGTGTAGTTCTTATGCAAATATGAAATAACAGAAGTGATTTGATTGTGTGATTTGATGACGAATGTTTGTTTAAGTTCCATTTGTCACCTCAATAAAAAACCACCCGAAGGTGGCTTAATCATATTCCTGTTGTTCTTTAATCCGATCTTCCAGTATCTCAGGAACTATCTTAATCGGAATCAACTCAATTCGGCCTAGACTTTGTGGACAATCTATATACTTATCCAAAAGATCACACATCAATTTCTTGGCTTGATCCAATTCATCATGTCTAAAAAACCTATCACCAAAAAGGTTTTTGGCATCTAACCGCCAAGCTCTTACTTTTTCTGCTTCTTGCTTACGCTCAATCGCAACTGCACACTCGCTTTCCAGATGAGTTAACAAGTCATAAGGTAAATGTCTAAGGTCTAGATTATCTAAATCAATATAGCGATTTTTATCTAATTCTTGCATATCAAATAACCCTCTTTTTTAGAGTTAAATTATACCATAACCACATGATTTAATTATAAAAAATGATCAGAATTTGTATCTATTTTTATCATCCTTTCCACCCTCACCAACCATCCATCAAACAAAGCCTCTGACTCTTCTCTATTGCCTAATTTGAACTGGTCAAATGCAGAATGACAGGGATAACATAACGGTACTGTGTAGCAATCATCCGCCTTGCGGCCACGAGACTTACCATGCTTTGAGCTATTTGAATGCGCTGCCTGACTTGGACTAGAACCACACCTAACACATGGCAACTTTCTAATCGCTGCCAGTCGCTTACTGTCGCGCATCAAGCATTATCCGCAGATTCTTAATGAACTCTTTAAATTGCACAATCTTCCGATCAACTAAAATCATTTCATCACGTGTTAACAATTGACGAGATAGGCTTTGATACTTGTTTAATTCTACTGAGTACATGTCGATATTTTTTCTTATTTCTACTGTGTCCATAGACACCTCTTTCAAAATGCCTAGACAACAAAAAAGCCCATCGAATGATGAGCTTTTGAATAATGCTAGTGAACCTGACTACTCAAGCGCACTATAACATAAAATACCATAATACCGTTTAAACGCAAGTCTTTTACGATATTTTTAGTCGATTATTTCGTGAATGAATAAAGTATCTTGCGCAATTTACTATGATATTGATTTGAGCCTTTGATTGATTCGTTATGTCCGCTACTGCACTTAAACTGCGATTCTCAACCTTATGCTTCACCAAACACATCACTGCATACTTAGCCTGAAAATCAACCGACTGAGATTTGAAGATGCTTTTCAATAATGACTGTATTTGATCTGCTTCATAATCATTAATCTCGCATCGAATATAAGACTTGCCACTTGGCATTGGCTTGCCCGCTTCACGCATCAACCAGAAAATTTGATTGATATGCAAGCCATCAGGTAAATCACCCCCTTTCATGCGCACAGTTTCACACCATGCGCCGAATTGCTCTAACCATCCATCTATCGAGTATTTTGTCCAATCCATCACTGGTGTTGCAACTGCATTCATGCCTTTCCCCTTATGCTGCTTCAAGCATCAAATACTTCTTAATTTCGTTAATCGCCTCATCTGCACCGAAGCAGACTTTGCACAGATAACCCTGCGCCTCTAATCGCTGAATCATGATTTGCTGGCTTGGCTGCAACTTCCCTTTTTGTGCTTTCAATTCAATCCATAACCCATGAGCTTGACCATTAGGAACAATGAGTTGTAAATCTGGCACACCTGCCTTTACTCCCATCTTTTTAAGCTTCGTCGCTTCAATGATATTTCTTGACCCACCATTGGGAATGTGAAATAAATAATCACTCAACCGTCCGTCTTTGAACTTCACTCGATGCGCCCATGACATGACTGTGATTTGCTCTTGATCTTCGGTCGGCACACGATTGAATTTCTTAGAACGTGCAATCTTTTTTGATTGAATGCGTTGAGCTTCTTTGAATGTTGTATTCATGATTCACCTACTCTTTCAATGACTGTTTTGATTGCTTTAAGCGTCATATCCTGATCAACTGGATTAATCAAAAGATTTTCGATTGCTTCGCATTTGCACTTATACTTTTCAGCTCTTGCCGCATGATGCTTATATTTCTTATCAAGACCCTCATTAAATTGAAGCAATTCAGCGTGCTCTTTTTGAAGTTGTTCAAGTGTCATATCAAGATAACTGCTCATAGTTCAATCCTGTGGTTGGTCAGTTTTGCGCCATTCTTTATGCGATTATCTACGTGCTTTCTGGTTTCCTGATATTGATCTTCACCCCCTTTGAGTGCTTGCTCTAACTCAATTGCAATACGTCCATAGATCGTTGACTGCTCCCACTCTTTAAGCTCAAGCTCTTTTTCTTCACTTTTGTATTCTTCGATGAGTTTTCTGATTCCTACACACAACTCATCAATCCGCTTTTGCTGTTCTTGCCACCCAACAACAAAAAACGAGTAGCACATTCTTGTTGGTTGAGATGAATATTCACCTGTTTCATCTTTACTGAGATCAACACATGAATTACTGAATACTCTCTCAAACGCTTCACGACTATTCATTTCTTAATTCCTTTTAAAGCTCATAACAGAGCAATGATATTGATCTCTACTTATCCAAAAATTAGCCCACTCTGGCGCACCATCTAATACCTCTCTCGCCTTCTTTAGACCGAACTCACGAATAAACTGTTCTGGTTTCATTGAGCGCACTCCTTGTCATGTTTAGTAATGACTTGACGCTCCTTCAAACGCTTCAACCAGTCGCGTCTTTTTAGCTTTTGGTATAGGGAATTAGCTTGTCTTGTCTCAGCATCCTTAATGCCTAGGTTGTAGGCTGCTCTTAACTGCATGATCTGTGTGTAAGTCATAGAGCCGAATAGCAATGGTTCTTTTTGGTTTTCTGTATTCATACCGCTTCTCCAAAAACTTGTAGCAAACGTTCACCAATCCAGCGCATTACTGGAACAGCCATAGAGTTTCCTAGCGCTGCGTAACGTGGACTGTCTTTCGCATTTGGGATGTTTGTATATTGGTCAGGGAATCCTTGGAGGCGCTCACACTCAACTGGTGTAAGTCTTCTCACCCCTTTAAATTGAATAGCGCAATTACCATTAGTGATTTGATCAGCGTCAATTCCTCGATCGCCAAATCCTCGAGTAAGTGTCGCAGCGGTTTTATTTACTGTGAGTACTGCGTTTTCCTGACCTCTATTTCTACCCATACAATGAGCTGTCTCTTCATTGACAAGTGGGTCTTGAGTGCCATGAATTACGAATGTTGCTGTTTCAGCATCTAAGTTCTGTCCACCTGCGCCACATCTTGTAAGGCACTTTGCAACAGCTTCGGTATTATTTTTTTTCGCTTCTCTGATCTCAGTAGTATTCCCAGACATGCCTGTTTGCTCAAAAAGTACTTTGGCAACACTTCCTTCTCTAGCACTTGCGACAACAAAGACTCTTTTGCGTCGTTGGGCGACTCCGAAATATTGAGCATCAAGGACTCTCCAAGCGACTTGTCGAGATGGTCCAAACACACAACCAGCGTTTGTCCACTTTTTCCCTGCCGGTTGTAATTCACACCCCGAACCTGACAATGCTCCCAAAAAGCAACCGAATGCATTGTCTTTTGTGTTGAGCACTCCTGGAACGTTTTCCCAAACAATGATGGCTGGCTTAAGTCCGCAAATAGTTCTTGCTGAATCAATTTCATCTGCTAGTCTCACAAACTCAAGTGTCAACTGACCTCGATCATCATTAAGTGAATTTTTCAAACCTGCTATTGAAAACGCCTGACATGGTGTACCACCAACCAAAACATCTGGTGCTTCAACTTCACCTGATTTCACTTTGTCGCGAATAAGCGTCATATCACCCAAATTTAGAATTTCTGGATAATGGTGCTGTAATACTTGGCTTGGAAATTTCTCAATCTCAGAAAACCATGAAGCACTTAACCCAAGGTCATGCCAAGCAACAGTTGCAGCTTCAATTCCTGAACAAACTGATCCGTATTTCACGCTGCACCTCCAAAACCTTCTGAAAAATAAATATTCCAGTAGTTGAGATCATCTTGATTCATGCCCATATAACGCTGAGTTTCACTTTTGAAATTCGGACATTTAACACAATGAAGATGCTCAAGAATCGCTGCGTTCTCATATAAAAAATTGATATGTGTATCCCATTCTATTGAAGTAAATTTCTCTACATCTTGACCGTAAAGTCTGTGCCAATGTGTATTGCAGCTAAGGCAAATCGCATTCACATACAAAGGATTTTCAGCGCCATAAAGAATTCGGTCATGCTCATGAAATCTTGATACATCAGGTTTTGCACAACACTGATCAGGTACCCATTTACTTGAATTACTCACGCTACACCCCCTGCTCGCTCCACGTAATACACCAAATCCTGCATGTGTTTTAAAAACTCTGGTGGCTTCTCGTTCAACACATCCCAATCCATAAATACTTTTTTCATCGCTGCCAGTGCTGCCTGTGCAACTTCAAGGGGTATGGTCACTTCAAGCCAATCTTGAGTTTTGTTGTCGTGTTGGTCTTTCATGATTCGCCCCGCGCTTCATCAAACAAGATAGATTCGGATTTGGCACATTTAGAACAACCTTCACCATTACTTGCATCTCGCAAATAGAAGTACCATTTGCTGCTTTTATACGAATCAACAATTATCTCTGCTGCTTTCTTTTTAACTTCTCGTATGGTGCTACCCTCGGGGAAGCGGATAATTTTCCCAGACTCACCATGCGGGCCAGCAGATATATCCAACTCATGCATTCGCACATAGTTGCCAAACCTATTTCTTTTCCTTTGCGTTGTGATAATGAGCGTGTTGTAAGCCAAGTTGTCATAAGTGCCCAAGCCTTCTAAATACTGAGTCTCACTACCCATTGAGTCTTTTTGCTTTACCCAATTCCGCTCAAATACCTCACCAAGCGACAAAACATCCCTGCATGAGCACTGGTGGTTAACACCCAATCCAGACAGATACCCATCTTCCTTAACCTTGCGACCAGAGTTGTATGTTGTTTCAGTCACTATTCTTTTGCGCAGCAGATCGCCAAACTTAACCTCCTGAAGGAAACTCACGCTGCACCTCCAACGTCCTTACCTGAGCCGTGGTATTCGGCTAAGGCGTAAAGCTTCGCCATTGTTTTGTCACAGTTTCGATCTGACATGATTTGAGGGATACGCGACTCAACATATGCAGTACGCTTGTCAAAATCCTCTTTTGACATTGGGCTTACTTCGGCTGCTGTATCACAATCTGTTTTGGCATAAAGAACACTAAAATCAATTTGAGGTGGTTTAGACCATTTCTTTTGAGTGACACCTTTCTCAACAAACTCATTCACAACATCAACGTAATTATCTTTGAATGCCTCATATGCGTAATATGCGGAACGCTCATAGTTATTCGAGTAGTTGAGATTTGAAAACATCTCATAACAACGGTTGTATGCTTCTTTTTCTGCATTAGTGATTTCAACATCTCTATCTGAAATCCACTTAATGATGTTGGCTAAAGCTGCATGTTTCTTCTTGTATGAATCAACTGCACGTTGTTGCTCAGTACCAAAGCCTTGAATACCTAAACACCACTTACGGAACATTGCTGGATCTGGACAAAAGCCATTATCACGAACCATTGAAAGACCAACATTCACTTGTTCATGAGTGAGACCATCAAGACAGATTTTCATTGCATGATTGATCTGCTCAGTTGGAATTCCTTCAAAGGTTTTCTCAAAAGAACGTGGTGCAATCGCTTTGAAGATACCAACCACTTTTGCAGAGTTGACTGGATGGATTGCTTGTTGATTGTTAGAAACCATACTGTTCATGACCAGCCTCCTCTTTTGCGATTAGAGCTTGTATTTCAGACATGCGAGTTGATGCTTGGCTTTGCTGTGAATGAGTACGTGTGTATGTCTGTACAGCTTGTTTTGGCTCAAATAAACCAGTCCAATTGCTTGTGATAGAGTTTTTCAAAGATTGGTTTGCTTTTTCTGCTCCCCATTTCGCTAGATCTTTGATAGCAAGCTCTACAGCTTTCGGAGTAGGTTTTTTATTCATGCTAAAACGCATTTCAATGTAACCAACCCATAGGTCACGATTAACACCTTCTGGCAATTCAACTGATGAAGCATCTTCCAAACTAAATTTTGGTTTTGCATTCTTATGTGTAATCTCTTGAGTAGTCTCTTGGTATTCTCTTGTATACATTGGCTCATTTTGAGCTAATGGAGATTGGCTCATTTTGAGCTGATGGATTGGATCATTTTGAGCTACTGCATTGGTGCAATTTGAGCTATTCGATTGGCTCATTTTGAGCTGATCAATAGAATCAATAGCTTGCTCTATGTTTTCGCTAATAATTGCCAAAGTTTCATAGTCAATTGAATAGAAATTTACTTGGTTAGAACGTAATTTTTCAAAACGCTCAACACGAACCAATTTCTGATCCTTGAGAGATTTAATTGTGCGTTTTAAGGTTGGCAATGACATGTACTTGAGTTGAAGCAACCAGTCAGAATATGTGTTGTACACCCACTTTTTCCCATCGCGCACAAATCGAGATGCACCGATCCAGTAATGCAATTGTTGCAAGAAAATCGCCTCATTAAGTCCAATAGCCATTGCTAGTGAAGGCTGAACTTGTAGTGGCGACTCATTAATTAGAAGCTTCGACATATCTAGCTCCTTTTCTTGAGTTGCACGATTTACACATTGTTTGGAGGTTTTCAATTGTAGATTCTCCACCTAGAACTTCGGGCTTGATGTGATCAAGCGATAAGTTCTGCTGAGTTCCACAAGTCACACACTTAAAACCATCACGCTCATAAACCTTCATTCGCAATGATTGACCAATCTTTTTCTTTTTGTATTGGCTTTGGCTTGTAGCTGACTGATACTGCATCTTGGTTTTAAACTGTTCTTGGTAATATTCAGCCTCATATCTGCGGTCGATATGCTCAAAGTAACCAAAAGCTATTCTTTTGATGCAGTTAAGGCAGAAGGTCATACCGTCTATTGAAAAGCCATTAGGAGCAAAGCTCACTTCGTCTTTACATAGATCACAGTTAAATATGGAATGCCTTGGTTCGGCTTGCTGTTTCTGTGCTTCTTGTGCTAAATTTGATTTCATTCATTACTCCCAAAGTTTTGAATATGAAGCCTGATCTTTCCCATCAGGCTTTTTCTTTGTAACCAAGCTCAAAACTCATTCCAAAATCCTCAATGTCATCTTGAAAAAGATCGTCAATTGTTTGTTTGCTTTCCATCCATGCCTTTGACATCACGAAAAGAGCATTAAGCTTTTCTTCGCTAATCATTCGATATTTCTTGGGCACTGTTTTGAATCCAAGAACATCCAAAAGAGCTAAACAGTTTTCAATCTCTGTCAATCCATTGGATTTCTTATCATTTTTCATTCGAGATAATGTGCTAGGGTCTAAGCCTATTTGTTCTGCAAGCTGTCCTTGATTACTTGAGGAAAGCGCTTGCAATACCCGAGTCAATTCATTTCTCGCTCTTGCAGTTAAATCGGCTGATACTTTGCTCATGGTTGTTCCTAAGCGGTTAATTGTGTTGAACAATTTTCCTTCCATAAGATCTCTAGTTTTTTTCCTAGTTCATATGAAAGGCGTTTTCCACATAAGCCACGCTCTAAATCACTGACGTAATTTTGTGAACAGCCTATTTCTGTGGCGATATATGTCTGAGTGAGACCTTTTTCCCTTAACTCAGAGATCATCTTTTGCCATTGATTCATGCAAAATCTCCGATACTTTTTATTAAATATATAGGTTTTCCGATATTTATACAATAGCCAAACCGATTGAAATATGTATCAGAATTCCGATAGTTGTTACGATGGATAAATTTATGGCTACTTTGGGCGACAACTTAAAATCTATTCGCAAAGCAAAGAAAATGACTCAAAAAGAGTTGGCTCAAAAATCAGGTGTAAAACAGTCTGTTATATCTGACTTAGAAACTGGCAATGCAAAATCTACAGGTTCTATTCTTGAGCTAGCGAATGCGCTTGGTGTAACGGCTGAAGAACTTAAAAAAGGTGTTATTAGTACGCTGGATAATAACGTTGCGCCTGTTAGTTCTAAATTAATCCCTGTTTTGTCTTGGGTTCAGGCTGGAACAATGACATCAGTAGAAGCTATTGATCCTAAAAATATAAATGAATGGTTGCCGCCATTAAGCGTAGATGATCCAGATGGGTGTTTTTACTTAAGGGTTGTAGGTGTAAGTAATTACCCAACCTATGCCGATGGTGATTACATACTTGTAAACCCAAGTTACCAGGTGTGTGATTTGATCTCGGAAGATCTTGTGGTTGTGCGTAGTAATTCAGATGCAACGTTCAAGAAGCTTGTGATTGAAAGTGATGAAAGGAAGTATTTACAAGCACTTAACCCGAATTTTCAGCCAAACATCATTGAGTTTGAAGAAGGTATGGAGCTTGTAGGTTTGGTAATTGATGCATTTAGACCGTTAGGCGGTTCACGACCAAAGCGTGTTAGAAAAAGTTAAAAAACTGTGAACCCGACACATTTTAGCGAGGATATATGTTTGAAAAAATAAAAAAATGGTGGAATGGCAAAGACTCGTATGATGACGATAGAAATAGCTCTTTGAAATTCATAATGCCATTAAATCAAAAGCACTGGACTTCTAAGCTAGCACATAGGCTAGTTGAATTTTACATAAAATACTGGCAATTTATATGGGGATCAATTATTGCTATTATTTGTGCTAGCCTTAGATTTCTTTGATGCTTCATCCAGCCCAAGACCAAACATGAAGCCTGACACCCAGAATCCATAAACCACCCAGATATCTATGCAGTGCTGCCTTGAGACACACAGCATACATATAGCCACAATAATTATGGGAACTAAGTAGATAATTTTCATAAACACCTCACCCACCCAGCGTGGGTTTTCTTTTGTCTATTAAAACATAAAAAATCGGAATTTCTATAGAAATATCGGATTACCTATTGACTAATAATATCGGAAATGCGATATTTATCTTACAGACAACAAAAAAGCCCCTAACTTACGACGGCAGGGACTTTTACTCAAAGAGTGAGGTCATTATGACACAGAATTACGAAATTAAAAATCGCTGGACTGGTGAAGTCCTTTTCTCTTGTGAAATCCCTGACGGTATGGAATCTGGAATGATTGCACGTCATGCGGTTGAGACTGCTATTGCTGAGAGCGCGAATCTTCGGGGCGCGAATCTTCGGGGCGCGGATCTTCGGGGCGCGGATCTTCGGGGCGCGGATCTTTGGGACGCGAATCTTCGGGACGCGAATCTTCGGGGCGCGAATCTTCGGGGCGCGAATCTTGGGGGCGCGGATCTTGGGGGCGCGGATCTTTGGGACGCGAATCTTCGGGGCGCGAAAAATGCACCGCTTATTATCCCAACCTTACGATGGCTTGTTTGCATTAATGGATTTGGTTACATGCGAATCGGCTGTCAAAACCACAAAGTAGAGCAATGGAAAGCTTTTACAGATCAAGAAATTAGTCGCATGGATAGTGATGCTTTGAAATTTTGGAATCAATACAAAGTCATGCTTTTAGCCGCTTGTGAAGCGCATTTTCATTCTGATGAGGAGGTTGATCAATGAACAACAATGACTACCAAAGTTCAGGCATGGCATACGCATGCGTCGCAGCAATCTTCTTCTCTCTTACAATTTTTGGAATGAAGGGTTGTGAGAAAGAAGCCGACTATCAAGAAGCTAAGGCAAAGGCTTATCAGCAGGAGTTCAACAATGGCTCTAATCGTGATTTGGTTGTACTGCAATCTACTGCTAGCGATAAATTGGGGGTTGCTCGATGAATAACTGCAAAATCCGCATCTACAATGAAGCTGAAAGCAAAGAAGCTCAGGAGTTATTTGAACAGCTTGGATATGAAAAGGGTGTGTGTGGTTCTGGCGAATACCCTGCAACTATTGTTGCAGTTGTTAATGGTTTTTACTGTGATACTCCTTTTTCTCGCAGAGCTATAAGTTTAAATCATGATGCACACAAAGATTATATAGAACTCACCCTTCCCCAACTCCGCGACCTTGTTGTACTGCATCGGAATGATGTGAATGATGCGAATTATGAGTCTACATATGAAGAACATGACGATCTTTACTTTAAAGACTCATCGGGGAAATTGTACAGATGGTTTTGCGGTTCGCATTGGGCAGAAGCTGCTTCTTACAAAGGTGAAATAAGACCAATCAAAAATCAATATACAGAACAAAGCTTGATCAGCGGTGCTGATGCTTTGCGCGCTTTGGCTAATGGGAAAGAGGTTGAGTATCTATATGGAACGCAATGGGAATCTGCAACTGGCAACCAAATTCTAATAAGCGCCTTCATAGGAGATAAGTTTAAGTTCCGCATAAAACCCCAAACTATCAAAATCGAGTTGGAAATTCCGAAGCCCTTTTTGCCGAAAGATGGTGACATGGTTTGGTTTATAAGCAGAGATAACACATGTGGCTATAGTCACGATGTGTTTGGTCATGGCCTTGAAGAAAAATGGATTCAGTATGGTGCTTGGCGCACTAAAGAAGAAATCAAAATCGTCGTTGAGCAGCTTCGCAAACTAAAGGAGCACTCAAAATGAATATGATGCTTCGTACTCCAAACTCGGAAGTTATTCGCATAATTTTAAACGAATACCACACCTGTAAAGCTTGTGGCTCAACAACTAAAAACCGTTTTTTGTGTGAAGGTGGATACATCTGGCAATGCAAATGTGGTTGTGCTCAGCGTGTCTGGTCATGCAGTAAAGACTACACAGATGCATTGAATTACGTTTTGTCGTGAGGTGTGTATGGGCTTGCTATTCAACACAGACTTTCTTGAGCAATTTGGGTGTTTTGCTGGCGAAGAATCGGAAGCCACGCACTACAGCACATTTGGCGGTTCTGAGTGGAAACTCTTAGTAAATAAAAGCCAGATTTTTTACTGGAATGCGCTTTCTAAATCGTGGAAAAAATGGCCCTTAACTTTGGCTCATTGCACACCAATAGGTGAAAAAGAGCCGAATTTTAGATGTGGGCCACAAAAGCCAATTGAACAACAAGTTATCAATATTGTTCGCATAGATCGGGATGTGTATTACCCGAACCGCGGACGTTCACATATAGTGGGTGATTAAGATGAACTCAAAAGTAAATGAATTACAAGTTATTGAACAAAACGCAATTATTGTTGCATTTCAAAAAGAAAATGGCATTCAAGATTTGTTTGATCGAATGGCAGAACAAGCGCGTTCAATCGTACCAGATGTCAACACAAAAAAAGGTCGTGATGCTATTGCCTCACAAGCTTACAAGGTAAGTAAATCTAAAGCCGCTGTAGATAATCACGGCAAGGATTTGGTTGCAGGTATTAAAGCTCAGGCTGCTGCAATTGATCGTGATCGTAAGGCATGGCGTGACCAGTGTGATGCACTGCGTGATGAGATTCGAAAGCCGCTAGATGACTGGGAGCAAGCCGAAAATGATCGTGTTGCAAAGCATCAAGCGGTAATTAGAGCCATTCATAGCTTGCATGGTGAAAACATCTTGAATAAAGAATCTCACGAGATTAAGGGTTATATCTTTGATCTTGAAAAATTAGAAGTTGACTCATCTTTTGAAGAGTTCGAACAAGAAGCAAAAATTGCAAAGTTTGAAACTCTTGAAAAGTTACGCACTGCCCTAGCTGCACGTGAAAAATATGAAGCAGAACAAGCCGAATTAGAGCGTTTACGCAAAGAACAATTAGAGCGTGAACAACGTGAACGTGATGAGCGTATCGCTAAAGAAGCTGCTGATAAAGCACGTATTGAAGCGGAAGCTAAAGCATTAGCTGAACAGCGTCGAGTTGAGCGTGAAAAACGTGAAGCTGCTGAACGTGAAGCACGCTTAATTGCTGAAAAAGAAGAAGCTGAATTACGTGCACAACAAGCTGCTGTTATGGAGCGTCAACGTATTGAACGTGAACAAGCAGCTAAAGAAGAAGCTGAACGTAAAGCGGAAGAAGCGCGTTTGGCTAACGTTGAGCATATGCGCTCTATCAATCAAGAAATCCTAAACAAGCTTTGCGCAATTGGACTTGATGAAGGTCAAGCAAAAGCGGTCATCACAGCGATTGCTCGAAACCAAATTCCACACGTTTCAGTTAAATATTGAGGATTAATAAATGAATGCACCAGTGAAACATAACGCTAAAGACTTTTTCGCAAAACCAATGGTTCAGGAAAAGTTAAAAGAACTTGTTGGCAAGAACGCCCCTGCTTTTGCAACGTCTGTATTGCAGATCGTGAACAGCAACTCGATGTTGGTAAATGCAGATCCTCAAACTATTTTTAGCGCTGCATGTATGGCTGCAACGCTGAATCTGCCAATCAATAACAATCTTGGTTTTGCCTACATTGTTCCTTTTAAAAACAACAAGGAAAACAAGATTGAGGCCCAATTTCAACTTGGGTACAAGGGATACATCCAGTTAGCACAACGTTCTGGTCAGTTCAGCCGAATTGCTGCAACACCAGTCTATAACGGGCAGTTGATTAGCGAAAACCCGCTGCTTGGTTATGAGTTCGATTGGTCAGTCAAGCCGAATGGCAACCCGATTGGATATGTGGCGTTTTTCAAGCTAATTAATGGCTTCACTGCTGAACTTTACATGAGTAAAGAAGAAGTAATGAAGCACGCTAATAAGTACAGCCAAACAGCCAAAAAAGGCTTTGGCGTGTGGAAAGATCAGTTTGAAGCAATGGCGCTCAAAACGGTGTTAAAGCTGCTTTTATCTAAGCAAGCACCACTTTCGATTGATATGCAAAAAGCTCAAATGGCAGACCAGGCAATCATTCGTGATGTGGATAAAGACGAGTTTGAATACATCGACCACCAAGAATCAATTGCAGACTTAGAAGCACCAAAACCAACATTGAATGACGATGAGTTTAATGCAGCACTTGAGCAATTAAATGTTGGTGCGATTGATAAGGCTTATATCTTAGATGGGTATTCGCTAACAGATGCTCAGCGTGTTGCGGTGGAGGCTCAGTGATGGAAATTGAAAACATTGTTGCAATTAAAGAGCCATCACGCAGTGGTAATGCATCAGGCCTTATCACCAATAAAACACCAAACAAACCAAGATTGGTAGATCAAAAGGTGATTGCTCAACTTGTGAAGCGCAAATACGGGTATCAGCACGCTGTTTGGGTTGATGGCGATCTTTTACTACTTAATAGTGTGGAGGATATTCAATGAAACTATTCCGCTGCTCAAGCCTCTCTAAGTTAATGGGTGATGCTCAAAGCATCGCTCAAGAACTCAGAACTGAGGAAATTGAAGCATTAATCAAGAAGCGCAAGCGCTCAGATGATGAGAACTCAATCATTGACCAACTCAAGAATCAATCTTTATCTGATACTGCTAAGACTGAGATCAGAACAATTGTTAAAGAAGATTTAACAACTTTCAGATCGTTTAAGGGCAATCAGTACACAGCTAAAGGGAATGCGCTTGAGGAAATTGCAATTGATCTATCGGGTAAGGTTCGCTTTCGTAGGCTTACAAAACATAGCGGTCGAGTAAATAACGATCTTATCACTGGTGAATGTGATGTTCTCGATTTAGATCGAAAGCTAATCATAGATACAAAATGTTGTTGGGATATCGGAACTCATCCATTTTTCCAAGATGAGGCACAGGAAAAGGCTAAGAAAGCTGGCTATGACTGGCAGATGCAAGGCTACATGTGGCTTTATGATTGCGAAGTTGCAGAAGTAGATTTTTGGCTACTCCCTTGCCCTATCGAATTAACGAATGACTGGGATGATCGAGATCAGTTAATTGATTTGGTCGACAAGATTGATCTCAGAGAACGCTTAACAACTGTTCGCTATGTGCGTGATGAATCAATGATTCAGAAGATCAAAGACAAGATTCCTCATGCTCAAGCTTATTACGAAAAGCTTTATCAAGAGCGTATCAAAGCGAGGGTCGCAGC